TGGCGGGGCGTCGCGATCAAGGCCGGGGTCACGGGCGCATCACTGTTGTGCCAGCGGTGGGTGTTGCGGCGGCATCCTCGGATGCGGCCCACGTTCGCCGCGATGAACTTCGGGCTGGGGGCGGCGATGGGTGGCGTGGCTGTGAGGAACTATGAGGTGCGGCGGTGACCCCATCCAATGCCCGTGTCGATCTTGTGAAGGTTGAGACGACTATTGCCCGTAGTCTGCTTTTGTGCTAGTTCGCTAGTCTGAGGTATTTCGATATGCCGTTTAACCGCAACCCCTTCCCTCTGGGCAAGGTCACCGCAACGACGACTACCCCGGCCCGGTTGACGGCCAATTTCCTATCCGATGCAGAGATCACCGGCATGATTGCGTCTAAGATCGACCTGAAGGCGCTCTCGGGCAACAATGGGGACATCTATCTCGGGTACTCCGACATGGACAGGGCGACGCTGGCTGGCGTCATCGCCCTGATTTCCCCTGGGGGAACGTGGTCCTACTCGGATGCTACCTCGCTGAACTCCATTAACCCGCATGACCTCTACATTGGGGTGGACGTGAACGGGGATGGTGTTCTGGCGACCGCGCACGTCCGATGAGCGAGACGGCCATAGTTGAGCAGGATCAACAGGTCGCGCTATCCGGGGAGAAACCACTCACGAAGAAGGAGTTGGCGCGGTATCAGGAGCGGGAGTTCCGCGCCCGCGCTCCTGAGTTGATTAAAAAGACACTGGAGTCGCTATTGCAGCGAGTGGCCTCCGGGGACATGCAGGCGATCCAACTTGCCACCAAGATGCTCAAGATGGTTGACGCCTCTCCGATGGTATCCATCAATACGCAGGTCAATACGCAGGTCAACGCGAACGGACGCAGCGGGAGAGCCAATGGGTTCGAGGACATCATCCGGCGGCAGGAGGAGCGCGAGTCGCGGGCGCGTCACGAAGGTACGGTGATCGACGCCACGCCGCTGTAGCCCGAGTGTCTCATCTGATTTCAGCCAAGCGGAGATGGGCGCGGGACATCGGTGTCTCTGAACTGGTCGAGCACTTCGATGAGATCGAGAGACGCTGGCGTGATGCTGGCAAGAAGGGGCTTCCTTGGTCCGTCTTGAATAGGCGGGAGGAAGAGGTCATAGCGACCGAGATTGCCCGTTGCCGCAACGACTTCTCCTACGCGGCCCGTAACTACTTCTGGATCATCAACAAGGAAAGCAAGCAGGATCAGTTGTTTAGGCTGTGGGAGTCGCAGGAGTTGATTCTCGATGCGATTCTTCGGCTGAAGGCACAGGGGCGGTCGCAGCGCATCGTGCTGATAAAGGCGCGGCAGCTCGGTTGCTCAACCGTGGCCGAGGGGCTGATCGCTCACCGGATCATCTTTCACCGCAACGCCGACTGCTACATCGTCAGCTACGACGATGAACATGCCGGATACCTGTTCGGCATCGTGCAGCACATCTATGACAAGTTGCCCTGGTGGATGAGGCCGCTGAGCGCCAGCCGAGAGATTAAGCGGTGTTTGGTACTGGACAATCCGGATCCGGACGACCGCCGCCGCAACCCCGGCATGAACTCGATGGTGACGGCTAAGGGCGCAATGGCGACGACCGGCGTTGGGCAGGGTCGGGCGCTTGCGGCCTGTCACCTCTCTGAGTTCGCTGACTGGGTTGATGCGAAGGCGCGTGAAATCATCGAAGAAGACATTGAAAACGCGCTGGCCGATAGCCCTGAAACCTTCGGCATCATGGAGTCCACGGCCAAGGGCGCGGGCAACTACAGCCACGACTTCTGGCTTCGCATGGAGCGATTGGAGGACCGGGCCAATTGGGTGCCGCTGTTCCTGCCGTGGTTCTTCGACCGCAGCCGCGCTATCGTGGTTCTCCCTGAAGGCTGGAAGGTGGAGCAAGCCGAGGCCGACATCAGGGAGCGGGCTAGCCGGGATTGGGTGCGATGCGATGACTCGGCTTGCGAACAGTTCCAGCGCCGTATTCGCAATACCGTGGACTCCACAGGGAAGCCCTGCCTGACGTGCGGGCGCGGCACGATGCGGGCGTTCACCATCACCGATAACCAACTGGCGTGGATGGAGCGTCGTCGGGAAAACGTCGAGGATGACGAAGAATCCCTGAATAAACTGCGGCAGGAACAGGCCAGTACTCCAGAGGAGGCGTTCCGGATCAGCGGAGTACGCCTATTCTCGGAGCGGCAGTTGGCCTTCGCCCAGAGCACGATCATGGAGCCTATCGCGGCGGGGTTCATCGACAAGACACTCCGCTTTCACGGAGTCAATCGGGAGACGGGCCGGTGCTTCTCGCAGGGCTGCGAACTCGATCACTCCTATGACGCCGACGATCTCCTGCTATGGGAAATGCCCGTGCATGGGGAGTCCTATGTGGTTGGCGGAGATGTCGCGGACGGGTTAGGCGGAAAGTATGACTACTCCTGCGCTCAGGTCATCAAGATCGACAGGACAGGCGGGTGCGATGAGCAGGTGGCGACGTTTGCGTCCAACACCATTGACCCGGAGGCGTTTTCGGATCTGGTGAACCGCATGGGGCGGTACTACAACGAGGCATCGGTGGCGACGGAGTTGAACGCCACGGCGGGCGGCGTCTGTGCCCACTCATTGCGTGTGAGGTTGCAGTATCCCAACCTCTACCGTCCGATGAACGCGGGTAACGTCAACCTGGAGAGCAGCATCCTGGGGTGGAAGACGACTGCCGGGACGAAGCCTCGGCTGTATCACTCACTCAGGAAAGCCCTTGACCAGAGGATGTTGAAGATTCGCTGCAAGTTCACGGTGACCGAGATCAACAACTTCAGGCGGGAGGATGAATCGAGCCGCCGCATGGGGGCGATGGTGGGCCACGATGACCGAATCATGGCGCTCATGATCGCCAATGCGGTGGCTCACGAGCGCGACTGGGACGAAGATGGCGGCACGATCCGCTACCGGACGCCGCTGACCCTGGAGACGGCTCCCTACGCCTACCACTGCTTCGGGTGCGGCCACCAGTGGCCGGGGCGGACTCCCATCGAGTGTCTGCAATGTCCGGAGTGCGAGACGCTTCACATCATGGCGCGGCAACAGCACTCATCCGACACCGGCCAGGATTCGGTGGACCTGGAGCGCGAACTCCGGTTCGATCCGCTCGATGATTCTCCGCGAGTGCCGGATTACATCAGTCTCTAGCAGCCTGTTTCCCGTGGACTAGTGCGCGAAATTGTGCTAGTTCGATGAACGGTATGCCGACTAAAGACAAGTCTGTTCTCATCCCTGCCCGCCTTGAACTCCGAGTTTCCGAATTGGAGACACTCCGGCGGGCTCACGGCGGAACATCCACCCAGGAGGAGGTCGCTACGGATCTGGCGAACTACTTTCTCCGCGAGTACGCAGCCGGTGGCCTGATGGTCAAGGCCACCGACATTACCACTGTCGAGGAAGTGCTTGGCGAGAAAGTCCAGACCGGACAGCAGATTGCCAGCGCCTTCCTGTCAACCAAGGGCAGGGCCGAGGGCCAATTCGTACTGACAGCCGAGATCGACCCCGCGTTCATGCCCAATATCGAGGAACTGTGCCAGTGGCGCGGCATTACGCCAAACGACCTCCTCCAGGAGATGATGTCCTACGCGATGACCGAGGGCTGGCTCTACTCCTTCGAGGGGCGCGGCGGGCGTTTCGATGCCACCGAGGAGGACAAGTCCTGGATGGACGACTTCATGGGGCGCAAAGGCGGCTACACGATGGCCGACTTCCTTGTGAAAGTCCGCGAGGTGGTTCCTGAGACGGTGGGCGCGAGGTAGCAGGGCCGATGCCGACCTACGACTTTCTCTGTGACGGGGAGGCATGCAAGCAGCATGGCGTCAAGTTCGAGTCGCTTCTCCGCAGATGGGACGACCCCAACCCGGCCTGTCCCTCCTGTGGGGCGGGCTTGACCCGGCTTGCGAGTGCGCCGAAGGCCATTTGGCTCAAGAACTGGGCCGATTACGGGTTACGGCAGAGCGACATCGAGAGCGGACAGTACAATCCCGATGGCGTCACTGCGTATCGGGTGAAGTCCACCCGGCATGTGGATGGAACGCCCGAGAAGGTACTCCTCACCTCAAGGCAGGAAGCAAAGACGTTCTGCAAGGACGAAGGGTTGTCGATGCCTGACGAGATGAACCCCAACGTCACGGTTCGACCTGACGGGAAGGGGATGGATACTGCTGGCCTCCCTGGACAGTGGGTTTAGGAGTCCGGAACCGGACAACGAAAGATAGGCATATGAACATCGCACCACGCGGGCCACTTCAGTTCGAGGGCGGACAGTCATTCGACGTTGGGGACAACTACCACCGCGACATGCTCGACTGGCGCGAAGAGGCGTACCGCGAGGCCAACCGATTCAAGGAACTTGCCCCCGAGGATGGCCGTGTCAAGACGTACATGAAGTACATCGAGGGCGACCACTGGGAGCAGTTCGGACGCCGTGCGGCCTACAAGTCACGGGTTTACGTCAACAAGGTCGCCACGGCGCGGACGGCGCATCTGGCGCTATTGACCGACTCCCGGCCCGACATCGAGGTTGGATGTGAAGTCCCCGAGTACGAGGCTACTGCCAACGTCATTGACCGCCTGATTCGCAAGGAGTACGTCGCCAACAAGATGGACTTGGCCCTGGTGTCGGTAGCCGACATCGCGGCAACGACCGGGACCGGCTTCTGGAAGATCGGTTCAGCCTCTCCCGGCATGATGCGGGTAACGCCGTGCGGCCCGGACATGGTGATGCCGATTCAACCTGGGTTCAGCATCCAGGAGTCCACGGCGGTTCTTTACCGCACCTACAAGTCACTGGTTGAGACGACCCTGAAGTTCCCGTCCCGCGCCACCGATCTTGCACGTCAGGCCAAGTCAATGGTGTCGATGGAGAGCACGCAGTACCATAAGCCCGAGCACATGGATGAGTGGACATGGCAGCGTATGGCTCCGCAGATGCGGAAGCACATCGGCAAGAAGATGAGCGTCCATCAGCCGATGGACCAGACCGGCTTCTTCAAGGGCGTCGAATGGCAGGAATACTACATCGAGGACCCGTCACGGAACCAGTCCAATCGCCCGGTAACGATGCGCGACCCGCACATTCCGCTGGACGGGCATAACTGGTGGTATGTTGTTCAGCCGGGTGAGCGGTTGTACCCCCGCAAGAGGCTGGTGATTTTCGCTGGTGACTGCTTGGTCTACGATGGACCCGCCCCCTATTGGCATGGGTTGTTTCCCTTTGCCTGTCTACGGCTCAATCCGGTGTTCTGGAGCTTCTGGGGGCTGTCGAAGTACCGGGATATGCTGCCGGTCAACTCAGCCATCAATGACATCCTGGCGGGGGTGCTGGACACGATCAAGAAGGCGCTTAACCCGACTGTCATTGCCAAGGGGTCCAGCATCACCAAGGCCGCGTGGGATCAGTTCTTTCCCGATATGCCGGGTGCGAAGTTGTACCTGAGCAACCAGATGGCGAACCCGGCCTCCGACATCCGGTTCAGTGATCCTCCGGTACTGCCACAGTATGTCTTCTCGATGCTGGCACAGTATCTTGGCCCGGAGTTCGACCGGCTGAGTGGGATGCTCGACATCTCGACGTTGGGCGGGAAGAACCAAGTGCCGGGTGGGGACACCATCGAGCAGATGCGGGACTCCATGCAGAGTGCTCCCCGGTTGGAGGGGCGGTACATCGAATCGTTCCTGTCCGACGTGGGGTTGCAGGCTGTCTCTAACATCTTGCAGTTCTACACGGCCAAGCGAAGATTGGCGCTGCTCGGCAAGGATGCGGTGACCCCAACTGACTTTGACCCCAAACCGGGGACACTGATTCCCAGCGAGGAGAACCGATTCGATTTCTGGAAGAACTTCCCCGTCACGATAGAACCCGGTTCCCTGCACGGCGGGGCGCGGGACCGCTCCAAACTCATGGCGATCAATCTGTTCTCCTCGGGGGCAATCTCCAGGCAGAAGTTACTCGACACGCTGGAGATCAAGGACATCGGCAACGAGGAGTTGGCTGCTGAACGGGCTACTTTGATGGGTGCCGGGATGCAGCAAGAGGCTGGGCCAAGACTATCGCGTGGGCAGCGGAACGGGGAGGGCGTCTAGTCTAGCGTAGTTGCATCTAGGCTAGACTAGCGATGCCATTGAAAACATTTGACGGGTCTGTTTAGTTGTGCTAGTTCACTAAGCGTTAGCTGGAGGTGATAGATGATTGACAAGACCGGAACCCAGGCCGCGATCAAGAGTGGCCCCCGCAACATGGAGCACACCGGCAGCGGTGGCGGCTCTCTCGATCTGACCGGCAGCAAGGCCAATTGCGCCAAAGCCCCGGCCAGCAACCAGTTTTTCACCAAGGGCAACATCGGCGCGATTGACGGCGTTGGAGTGAAGGCGAACCTCGACTCGACACCCGTGACGGGTTGGGTTAGCTCGAACACTCCGTTGTCTGACCGTGCGGTGAAGCAGAGCAAGTAGCGAGTCGTCAGAGATCGGTGGACCCAATCATGACTACCCCAATGCCTCCCCTACCGCCAGACGTGGTGAACCAGCAGACTCCGTTGCCCCTTCAGTTCATGCAGGGAGCGGGGCAGGCTGGCATCCAGTCGCAGGGGCAGGCGCAGGAGTTCAACACCGCGCAGTTCCTCCAGCAGCGGTTGAGCGAGGTGGCGATGCTCCTGAAGGATGTGGCCGAGGCGTTGGTGATATAACAGATGTTGGTCCACCCGTATCCGCTGGTATAGGGGCCATAGGTCTTGCTGAATGTCAGCGTACGGTTGGTGCTCAGCGTGCCGCCTCCAGAATTGATCTCGAGGTCCACAGTTGTGTCGGCTGCTATAGCGGTGGCGATCGTGCCGGCGTGGTCCAGCTTG